TTAATTGAGCGTTCTCATCAATTGATCTATATATCTTTTCTGCTGCTTAATCTGCCGCGCCTGGCTTACTTGATAATCTTGAATATCTTTTCGGAAGTTAGCGAAAGTCATTTTAGGGCTGTCATACGGGTTGAGAGGATTATAAGTGACAGACACTAGCCTTACATCGTCCTCAAACGTGATGCCGTTTGCCGTATCAGCAATGACATGGATCGTGTCACCTTTCCAAAAATCCTCTTCTATACCTTGTAGTGCTGGCTCATAGATATACTGGTACTCTGCCTCAACCACCACGTCAGGATATGGGTTCACGTGCTTTTTCAAAGCAGAAACCATGTTGCTTGGTTTCTTTACTGTGTCGTCTCTTATCGGCTCACCCCAGCGCGGCTTTCCTTCAATAAGAAACTTATCTTCATCAGGATGGATATAAAGAATAGGCTCGAATTCGTATTCAGGCTCTTTCTCCTTTTCATCTTCGTTCGACTTTGTGTCACTTTTCTTAGCTTTCTTTTCTGCACCGTAACCCCATGCACGCGTTGATGTATTTTGATCGTTGATCTTCATCTTAAATCCTGGCATGTTATAACGACTGTCAAAGGTGTAATCTACTACTTTACCCATTTTTAAATGCACATAGATGACGTAGTTATTTACATCAAGCTCTATTTCATAATCCTCAACAATCTGATCCATTAATTCGACTCTGTTCTTTTCTCCGAAGCCGTCCTGATCTACTTCGTCAAACTCCGATAGTTTTGCTTTTAGTACATATTGAAAAGGCGTGCCAGCCAGGGCAAAGTCTAAAGCTTCATTGATTTTCAGTTTCTTTGAAATCTTTTCTTCGACTCTGTCATTTACAAGAAGAACAGTATAAACATGATTGGCGGTTACCTTTTTCTGCAGCACGTTTTTCCTGCTCTGATCAAGCTCAATGTCTGTAATGTAATACTTTTGATGGTTGTAAACTTTTTCGTCTAAATACAGTATGTTCCCTGGAACAAGTAAATCAAATTCTGTTCCGTTATCCTCAGTCCGCATTAGCGTAAAGGTGAAACTCTTTTTACCTGTTGTGTCGTCTTGCAGTTCTAGCACTGCGCCAACGATTTCAACAAGTTCTTTGCCGTCCTTGGTTGAGACATGCAGCTGCCTAAAATCAATATCAGAAGGTAGCCCGTCATTTAACTCTATGTCCTTGCCCTGGTACTCTTTGCTTGGATATGTTGGTTTAGTTGGTGTTTCAGGCTCATACGGTTCTTCTGGTAGATCATCCAAATTATCGTATTGTGTGAGTTTGTAAGTAAAAATGATGCTGTTTAATTTTGTTGCATAGTTTATGTCGGTAGCATAACCAGCTTCTGAAAATGATGAAGTAGAACTTTTTTAAAGACGTGCCCTTTGACTCTGCTAGTCCTGTAATATTGTTAAAATCCACTTGGAATGATACCTGGTTTTTTTGCTTGTCCTTAGGAATCTGAAATCCTCCGTCACACGTAACCGCAAAACGCCTCCCAGGAAGAAGATCACATGAGATGTAATACCAGGAGGGCTGAACGACAAGATCATAAAACTCATGTCTGTACTGATAAAAGTTTGCCGCGATTTTAGCATCAAGCAATATCTTCAAAGCAGAAACCATGTTGCTTGGTTGTAAAACTTAATAAACATTTTTTTCCTTATTGTGCTACGGTGCTACCCGAATTACTAGCATTCCCCGCTTGACTACGAATGCCGGATGCAAATTGACTCCCTGCTTTTTGTCCGCCTCCGCCATCGGTTGTTTTGGCAAGTTGGGCTGTTGCTGTTGCGCTCACCGAAGATGCTGCAGACGTATTGGCGCCCTTTGTGCTTGTTATTCCCGCACTGTGGCTCTTTCCTTTTGTTGCACCTGCTTGAGTGGCTTGAGTGGTATTTTTATTTAGGCTTGATAACGCTGTTTGGTTTACGCTGCTTGCTGCTGTGCTTGTGATGCCGCTTGTTGAACTTATTCCCGCGCTAAATGATTGGCCCTTTTGAGAGCCGAATGTTTTAGCTCCTGCATTAGCCATTGCTGCTGTGCTCTTTTTCACGTCCTGCGCCTTTTCTCCAAGCCCAATGATAAACCCATCGCCAAAGTTCACACCTTCTGCAATGGTCTTTTTTGCAGGTGATTTGGATTGTATGGAATCTTTCAGCGAACGTATTGCAACTTTACCGATGCTCCTAATGTTTTCTCTCCTGCATTACCTTCACTTAGCTTTTGCCTAAGTGCTTGCTGCAGCACTGATCCGCTGTTAGATACGTTAACTTTTGACGAATTAATACCTTCACTAAACGATCGACCTTTTTCTTGTCCTGCAATTCTAGGAATGCCGTTTTCCTCACGTAATTTCAGATCCAATGACTGTTTTAGAATAGAACCACTCGCCAATGTATTTGGTGTAGCATCTATTAGACCATCAGCAAATTCTTTTCCTATTTTCTTTCCTGAATTACGGGCAGATGTTTCGCGGTTCATCTTCTTTTCTACTTTGGCAATTGTTTTGTCTGCCTCGGAGGCAGCTTTATCACTTGCTAGTCCTAATCCTTCGTTAAACTCAATGAGGGATTTTCTTGTTTGCTCTATCGCTTCTTCTTTGCTGCCCCCTAGTTTTTGCAAAAATGCTACCTGTTTTTCAGCCCAGCGCGCTTGATATGCAGTCTCGCTTTCTTCTATTTCTACGAAAATTCCCATTGAGTTACTTGAATACTCTTTTTGTCTTTCCAACGCTTTACCTGTTTCTAAATCTAACAGTTGACCATCTTTAGACATTTGATCAAAAAGAGCTTCTGAGCTTTTCTTATATGTGTTTAGGTTTTGAGCAAGAGACTTTTGATAGTCTGCATTAATTTTGGCTTTTAGAGCCTTATGCTGTTCAGCGTTTATCGCTTCTTTAGCAAGGGCCTCATCCATCACTTGAGACATATAATCTCTATCTTTTTTTGCTGCCTTCTGACCTTCCTTATACAACTCAGTGATCTGATCGTTATAGCCTTTAGCACTTTTAAAAGATAACTTATTTTGACTCTCGGAAACTCTCTGCTGGATAGCCAAAGCGTCCTTTTGATTTGCGGCAAATTTACTTGTAGACTGTTGGAAGAATGTGATGATCTCGTTAAATGTTCTGCGTTGTACTTCGTTCATATTAGACGTGATTAGACCCGTCTCTTCCTTTAACTTCTCAAACTGCTTCATTTTTTTACGAACTGTTTGTACATCTTGATCAATTTTTCCGACAAGTTGATCAGACCATTCCTCGCCCTTTTCTTTCATTTTCCCTTCTTGATCCTCAAAAAGACCATTAAGAACAGCCAATGCATCTGTTTTAAATCCTTCTAATTCTTTAACTAAAGAAGATGACATTTTCTGATAAGTTTTAAGTAACCTATTTGCCATCTTATCTGCTTCTTCACCTGAAACCTGAGTTAATTGAAATAGCTGTGAAGTGGCTTTTTCACGTAGACTGACATACGAGGCTGCAGCCTTTTGCGTCGCTTTAGAAACACCCTCACCGTATAGAAGAGCCGATTCTTTTGCTTCTTCTTGACGTTTCTTTTGGTTTTTCAACTGCTCATTATACGCATAGGTCGCTACGGCAATACCGCCTAATAAAGCAGTCCCACCGACTATCGCAAGCCCTACTGGACCCGTAAATGCTAAAAGCGCTCCGATACCCATCGTAAGCGTTGCGACTGCTGTTGTGGCACCTAGGACACCGGTAGCAAACAGCGCAGTTTTTGCAACCGTTTGAGCTGTGGCAGAATCCATTTTGTTAAACATGGAAACGATGTCTGCGCCTTTTTCAGCTAGGTTACCAAGCGCAGGAAGTAAACTTTTAGTTAGTTTGATTTTTGCTCCTTCTACAGCAGAATTAAAAGCGACAATGCTGCCTCGTGCATTATCTAGCATCGTATCTGCCATATCTTGAGCAGCACCGTCTGATTCCTTCAAAGCCTTTGTGTTCTCTTTTAAAGCCTTGCTGCCTTTTTGTAAGAGAATAGCCCAATGTTTATAAGACTCAGCGCCTACAATGGTTTTAAGGGTTGCGGCTTGCTGCTCTTTCGTCATGCCTTTCATGCCCTTTTCCATTTCTGCAACGACTTCCGGCATGCTTTTCATATCTCCGGCCGCATCAAAAAATGCGAATCCTAAGTTATCAATTACCTTCTGAGCTTTTTTGGCAGGTGTTGCCAGACGAATCAATGATGTACCAAATGCTTGACCTGCTATCGAACCTTGTAAACCTGCGTCACCAAACGCCATGACTGCGGCCGCTGATTCTTCTAGTCCCCAGCCCAATGAATTAGCGTTAGGCGCAAGGAACTTCATCGCCTCTCCCATTTGTTCAACGTTTGTGTTTGCGTTAGCTGCACCGTATGCGATCACGTCCGATGCGTGACCTGCTTCCTCAGCCTTCATCGCAAAGGCTTGCATCATATTGGAGGAGATGTCGGCCGCTGCTGCTAAATCTAATTGACCTGCGGCGGCTAAGTTCAACATACCTGGCATCGCTGCGTATATGTCGTTTGCTTTAAAACCAGCCATCGCAAGAAAGCTTTGTGCGTCAGCTGCTTGACTGGCAGTAAAGACAGTTGTTGCCCCAAGATCCATTGCTTGTTTTTCTAGCTTTTTTATCTCTTGGGCTGTACCACCTGAAATAGCTTGGACTTTACTCATTTGCTTTTCAAAGTCCATACCCACTTGTACTGCATCTTTTAGTGGGAGGGCCAAGCCTGCAAAAGCAACACCTGTAGTCATTGCTACCGAAGCACCCGTACTTCTCATTTTGTTGCCAACTGTACTCATTCTTTGGCCCATTTTATAAAGCGATGAGGATGTTCTTTTTATCTCAGCTTCCATCCTCTGAATTTTGTTGGTCGTTTGTGTTAACGCGTTTTGCGTTTTATTCATTTCAGCTGTTGCATAGTTCAGCCGACGGGCTAGGGTTTGCGTTGATTCCGCATCCTTTCCCTTCTTGATGGCTGAATCTGCATACGCTCTTTCGAGTGCTTTGACCTTCATTTTATGCTGGTCCCAATGTACAAAGGCTTATCCGATGCTGCTGCGTTCTTATTTGGCTCTTCCTTGCTCGCTTCTTTTCTTCGCGCAAGACGTTTCAGATGATAGACAATGTCCATTTCGTCTATCTGATTTTGAGTAAAGCCAATGTCCTCTAATGCGTTATACATATCGAGGAAAGCATAGGAAAAAATTAATCCCCCCGATCTTATT